CTTCTGCGACATCGTTGCCGCGTTCGGGTCCGACACCGGGATCACATCCACGTTGTCGTAGTCAGACTTCTTCGCGCTTGCCTTGCCTACTTCAGGCTCGTACGAATACTCATCTGGTGTGTTGTCTCGGATGATTCCAGCAAGGAGCTTGAACTCCTGCTTCATCGCGTAGTAGATGCGGGCCTGTACAGCCGACATCACCTTCAGAACGCGCTCCAAGATAGCTAGTGTGGTACCAACCGGCGCTTGGTTCGACATATCACTGATCTTGAGGTCAGACACCGCAGCGAAACGGCGTCCCTCTTCAATGATTTTGTCGAGGAGAAGTGAGAGAGTCTGCGAAGGCTCCTTGTATGGCAAGGGCAGGATGTTGTCCCGCACCGCGCCACTCGGAACGTCTACATCTCGCCATTCTCCCGGAGCAATGGGAGTATCGTCTCCCTTAATCCTGAGTCCACGAGATTTGAGACCTCCCGGTAGGTTAGACAGGGTTCCGGCGTCAACGAGTTGACGAAGTAGCGAGGTGGCAGCCTTACTGTGCCCTCCAATAAGGTGTATGAGACCGAAGTAGTAAAATCCAAAGCCCGGTATGTATCCGTAGTGGACGAAGTGCTGGCGCTTCGCTTTGAGTTCATCCTCCTCTCTCCAGTTCCGCCTAATCGAGAGGACCGTACCCGTTCCTTTTTCGATTGTGACAACGTACGGAAGGGCAATTCCTGTTTCATTGTTTTCTTCATCGACATCTGGATACCCCGATAAATCTATATTCACGTGCATTTCAAGCAACTGGAACCTGTCGTCCATGCTTGCCGAGAAGCCTTGATCTTCTGCCTTTTGTTTCTCAACTTCGTCCATCGTGCGAATCGGGTCGCCCAGATCCACATCACGGTAGAACCCTGCGTACTGGAGCTTGCGGACCTCGTTCTTGGTCTTCCGCATCCGGTGCGTGACACGCTCCGCCGTCTCCAGATTCGCCGCGCCATAGGGCACGATCATGTCTTCGGCTGGGATATAGACAGCGGTCTGCCGGTTTAGCGACGGGTCGAAGTACACCTTCTTAAAGGCATTACCCGCGAGGGCCATGCTCAAGAGCATCCGCTCATGTTCTGGGCGGTACTCCTTCATCACCTCGGTCAGTTGGTAATTCATGTCATCCGCGACACGAATGGCAGCGTCTTTCTTTTCTGCCGTCTCTTTGCCAATAATCTTAGTCTTGACCGGCCCCATCGCGGGGAAGGTCTCCATGATGGTCTCGGACTGAAACTTGACCGCACTCTCCATCAAGAGCGGGTGAAACACGCCGCACGCACCCGGCCACGGCTCAGTTCGCTCCTCGTACCGGATGCCGAGGATCTTGAGTCCTTTAATATAGGTGTCGAGCCAATCTTTACGCGAAGCCAAGTCCTGCTCGTACTGGCCGAGTAGCTCCCCTGCCAGACTCTGCAACTCACTCTCATTAATATATTCAGCGAGGTTCGCGTCGAACTCATCCGCACGCGGCTCGCTCTTAAACATGTCGATTACTGCACCGTCTTCATCGGACGGCAGTTCGATCTCAATCTCAACCGGCTCTATCTCAACGGCGATAGCCGCGATACCTTGGGGAGCCTCCATCAAACTTTTATCGACGGCCATTTAAATTCTCCTAATAAAATCCCGCCGCCTTGCGGCCTTTAAACCACCGTTTCGGTTCCGGCTCATCCGATGGGAGCCTAATGAACCCGCCCTGCCTGAAGCGGAGTAGGGCCAAAGTGGTGGCGTCCACCAAGTCGTCATGGGTGCCAGCGGGGAAGTCATTACACTCCTCCACGACCTCCCAAGCCCATCGCCGGTCAGGTACCCAGACTATACCCGCAGCAAAGAGGTCTGACACGGCGTTTACGCGGCTGATCTTGTCCTGTCCTTTACCCGGCGTGAACTCACTGATGGGCACCCCCATCCGTCTCATCTCTTGGTATAGAGCAGCCCCGTTGGACTTTTTCTCTACGATGAACGTGTCCGGGTTCCACTCCTTATATTCGTCCAGCACCAACTGTTTTAGCTCGGGAAACTCAAGACGCTGCTTAATGGAGTTGAGCAAAATGATGTTGTAGTTCTGGGTCTCCTCGTTCTTAAAGACCCCCCAAGTCAGGAGCGCGTTATAGTCAGCCCGGTTATTTTTCTCTTGGGCCGTGTCGAGCGACATAATAATGTGCTCACACATCGGGGGATTTTCTTTCTCCCAGACCTGCCACCACTCCCGTTTTAATAGCGCCCCCTCCTCCGAGGTCGGCTCCTGCATGTACTGAGCCTGCCAGTACCGCACATCCATCGACGCTTTCTTAGCCAACAACTCTTCAATCGTCCAGAAGTCGGGCCAGAGCGGTTTTTCATTTAATATTGCCGGGAACTCCACCAACTCCCACTGGTCGGCGTCGTCATTTTTCGTCATGTGGTCGATGATCTTGCCGGTCAGATCCTGCTTACTCCAGCGCGTCATCACGACAATGATCGCGCCACCCGGCATCAATCGTTGGACCGGTCCTGACTGGAACCACTCCCATGCTGGCTCGAATACGTCTGGCCTTCCTTGTTTGGCTTCTTGCTCAGAATGAGGATCGTCGATGATAAAGAGGTCAGCACCACGACCAGCCAAAGCGCCGCCAACACCAATCGCGAAATATTCACCGTTGAAGTTCGTACCCCATCTTGAGGCTGATTTACTGTCCGCTTGCAGCTCGACGTTGGGGAAGACATTTCTGTAGAGGTCTGATCCGACAAGGTTGCGAACCCTCCGTCCAAAATTGATGGCTAGATCCGCAGTGTGTGAGGCCATAATGACCTTTTTCTGCGGGTATTTGCCTAGAAACCATGCAGGCGCTAGGTAAGAAATCATCTCTGATTTGCCATGACGCGGGGCAATATTGACGATCACCCGCTTTTTCTTGCCAAGAGCAATGTCTTCAAAGATTTCGGCAAGGTGCCGGTGGTGTGGGCCGACTTTATAGCCCGGATATACGTGCTGAATGAAGTCTAAGAAGTGATCTTTGCCAAATTGCTGCGTCAGTTGGTTCTGATAGGTCTTTAAAAGCTCTGCAACCTGCCGTTTTTCCTTGTCCGGCATCGTCGGCAACGCACTTTTGATGCGTTGGATGTCAGATTTGGTCAGGTTTAGCTGCATTTTCGTCTACAACGCGATATTCGATCCCTTCCAGCACCGACAAAAGCTCTTTTTCGACCTCTTCGATGGGCTTGATCACGTGTGTGACCTCGCTGCGCTTCTTAAATGCGTCGATTCCGTCTACTTCACCGAGTTTTGCTAGGGCTGAGATACGAGTTTTGCTGTTATCTGCCCGTTCCGCCTCTTCAAATAGGCGGTTCACCACATAAAGTTTCAACTCCGCAAGGTCATCCACAATCATGTGGTTATACCTAGCAGCGATCCCCGCGAGCATGGCGATGGTTTCGTTCGGGTACTTGCTGTAATCAATCCGTGTACGAGGATCTTCTAGCTGAGCACGGGCAAGATCCTTTGCCTGCTCCATGTCTTCCTCGTTTGGAAGCAACGGAATACCGGTTAGATCCGATACAAGCTTGATAGTCCGCGCCCGCATCTCGACTTCAGCCTCGGGGGTGAGGTCAGGCAGGGCTTCCGCCGCGTTTGCGGGGAGGGGAATGTTCTCTTCTATTTCAGGTATTAGGACATCTTGCATGGCTAGTACGGAGCCAAGAACCACGAGTCATCACACTATATATGAAATAAAACAGTATGGAACCAAAAAGACAAGTGGGGGGGTGTTATACCAAGGGGGGGGGGGGGTCAGCGTGGCCTAGAAATGTAATTAACGAAGGGGGGTACGGGAGGCTTTCCGAAGCCGGCTTTGAAAATGTGGGGTGTGGCATAAAACGTAATTAGCAATGTATAGACTGAACTTTTCTGTAGAAATAATGCGGTGATTTGTGTGGATTAGAGAGGAGTGGTGGGACTGTGGGACTCCTGTTTCTGCTCGGGGGGTCGGGTACGGGTGGGGTCTCTTCCGGGCCGATTCGGTCCTGCTAAGCCGGGCCGGGTAGCGTATTAATTAATACGGTCGCAAAAATACCACATAAAAAAGTTTAAATAGTTCGGAACTATCTCGAACCCGCCCGGTCTAATTCTATGTAACCGGCGCAATACCGCGCCACGTAACTGAGGGTAGCAACATGATCACCAATTATCTCTTGACCGATAGTCTAAACAATCTTCGCACCATCGCGAACGGTGGTGTATCTCAGGCGCAGGCCTTCGCGCAACTTCGCTCCGATATCCCGGCCTTGTTTCCCGAACATCCCACGATGGCCGAGATTAAGGCCGTGACCGATACCGACGATTGGCGCGAGTTTACCGACACGGCGCGAGCGATTTTCGCCACGGCCTATTTCAGCGCGACCCGCGATGTTGACGGGGAATTGGTGGATATGACCCGGTTTGACGTATCGCTCTGGACGGCCGATAAGAAAACGGCGAAGGCCTTCGACGATACCGAAAAGAAAATCCGCAAGGCCGCGCAAGATTACGTGCGGGTCGCAATTCGGCAAAACGTAACTAAACTGATCCCCGACGCCATCGATGCCCCGGTCGAGGCTGAGGCTGAAAAACTTCCCGACCCGACTGGCGTGCTTGCGCTCGTGACTGAGGCGCTCGTGATCCTGTCCGAAAAGTCGCCCGATGGTGCGCTCGCCCTGCTAAACGGTCTCGACAATCTGGTGAAAGTCGCCCGGCCCCATGTCGCAGCCCGGCAGCCGATCCCCCGCAAGGCCTAACAGCGTATTACCTAATACGCCACGCACACCCTGCCCGGCGCAAGCCGGGCGGGGTTTCGCCGTTCCCGGCCCGGCCCGGTTCGGCTCGCTCCGCGAGGCCAGTTCCTTGTGAGACCAGTTCTGGTGAAGCCAGTTCTCTGCGCGATGCCAGTTCTTTGCGGGAGGCCACGCAAAGACTTTGTTCCACGGGGTTGTTCCATTTGTTCCAAAACGATTTTCACGTTGGAACAACGCAAGTGCATGATTTATAAAGCGAAAACACCGTTTTGTTCCATTTGTTCCAATGTTCCAAGAATAGGCTAAGCAGGTTCAAGGGAGGGGGAGCAGCAAGCGTCATTTCTTAACGTCATAAACTCACGCCCTCCGCAAAATTTCATTTTCCCCGTTATACCCTATTTTGCCCTATTCGTGGAACAAGCCCTTTTTTGCCCCTCCACTTCTCTCTATATATATATATTAATACTATTACTACTACTACTACTCTGGAAAAACAACGACTTACGTTCAGCCCACCAAACCGCCTACACCCAAATTTTGAAGAATAAGTATCGTTTTGATTTTGGAACATTTGGAACAAATGGAACAAAACGCCCCTGCGTTGGAACAAACTGGAACAAAACCGCCCCGCAGCGTATTACCTAATACGGTAACAGGCCACGCTTAAATCGCGATTTCCATCCTCCAAGTAAAAACATCACCAAAAACATCAAAAATCGACAGAACACGGGGAACTATTCCCGTTTTGACTTGTCTAACTATATAGAACAGGCAAAAACAGCGGCGCGAGCCGCAGCGTATTAAGTAATACGCAGTTTGAGCCGGTTCCCGAGACTGCAAGCCGAAAGCCGGTAGCAGGGTAAGGCGCGGTGGACAGAGCCGCGACGTACCGATGGCAAGGTACGGTGGCCCCATATCAAGGGGTCGGGTGCGCGTAGTTCCCGGTGATGTACTCACTCAACGCGAAGGGTCAAGTGGTGACAAGTCGTCTAGTAGATAGCGGCCTGTAAAACCTGTACGCCTAATCAATCCTGTGTGGCGCGTATTACTTAATACGCTCTGGGCAGGGCGGGTACATGGGGAGCGACTGCGAAGCCAAGCGGTATGTGGATTGTAAAGCCGAAGGTCAAGTGCAGAGCATGGCAAGTGCGTTGAACGGCTAGATCACGCGACCCGTTAGCCGATACGGGTGGGCAACATACACCCGGCAGCGTTAGGGGCATGAGGTAGAAGCGTATTAACTAATACGCCGAAGCCGCCCCGAGTATCTGCCTAGAACTGCTGCGAAGCCATAAAGAGTGAGCAGCCTAGTGGAGACTCGAAGTGCAGAGTTAAGCGTACCGAGAGTCTCCGCGTGGGTGATTACTTTATTAAACGACGCAAATACCGCATTTGCGGTAGGAGAGTGACATGAACGGATACAAGAGAGTGTGGGAGTTTGTTCTGACAATTCTCGCCACGATAGCCGTGGCCCAAGCCCTAGCCTTCATGATCCCGCAAGGCGGGTGGATATATCTAATCAACTACACGGCGGGGCTGATCGCCCTGACCCTGCTGACCCGGCAAGTCCTGAGCCGAGCCAAGCGTATTAAGTAATACGGAGGTGGCAAGTGGGAACTAATTACTGCGTGGTCTGTCGAACTGAAGAGGTAGCGCGAGGCCGCATCTTGGCGGGATTCATTACCTGCCTAGAGTGTGGCAAGGCCGATGCCAAGAAAGTGAAGTGGTGCGTGACCATCACAGCCCACAAGGGTGCGTACGGCGTCGTGCGCGACAAGAAGATGTTGAAGTGTCTGAACAAGTATTCAAACGGAGGGTGAAGCGATGACCAAGAAAGATTATGAGTTGATTGCGAAAGCGATCTACGGGTCGCTGATTCAGTCGGGCAGTCTGGAGTGGCAAGACCGCTTTATTGAGCAACACAAGATCACGGCGCGGCACGTGGCCGTGGCGTTAGAGCGTAACAACCCACGGTTTAACCGTGAGAAGTTTATGGAAGCGTGTGGCGTATTAACTAATACGGGAGCGTGACATGGAACAGATCGAAATCAAGGTAAGCGAGATGGACGGCAAGCGCATTGGCTACTCAAGCGAGACATTGTTCTACGTTCAAGTAGGCCGGTACAAGTCGTCGTTTAAGACTAAATACACCGTCAAGGGGAACCTTGGCCGTGCGTTGTTTTACTTCACGTGCATGAACGTGGGCAACGGATACAAGAAGCGGCTGCTGATGAACGATGAGACGTTGGCTGTTAAGTATTCGGAGGTGTGAGATGAATTTGCTTATAGAAGAGTTGAACTGGAGCCGCGAAGAGGGACGGCGTTTGGAGCGCGTAGCCGTGGGCAGGATCTGTGGGTGCAAGTCTTGCCTGTGCTGCGAGGAGTTAAAGCGTGACACCGAGCATCGCAAGGCGGTTAGGGAATTGGTTTTAACGAGGAGGATTTATGAGTAGTGAAGAACGACAATCGGAATTTATCTTTTTAAACAATCTCCGCGATTCCGGTGTGGTCAATATGTTTGGCGCAGCGCCGTATCTGGCTGAAGAGTTTGGTCTTGATCGACGCGAAGCCAAGCAGGTTTTGCTTGAGTGGATGCGATGGGTTGAAAGGGAACGGCAATGATTGAGAACACAATCGAAGGTCTGACCAAAAAGTTGCGCGAGTCTGAGAAAAAGTTGAAAGAACTACGGAACTTAAAGTTAGAAACCGAGTCTAAATTATTAGTCGAGAACGCATGGCAGCGGTATATCCGCGACCAGATTGCGATGCTGAAACAAGTCGAATCAACCAAGAGCGTATTACCTAATACGGAGAACTGAACATGGATATGCAAGTGGGTGAAGTGAGCGACGAACTGCTGGACAAGCCGAAGCACATTACGTCCCTGTCTACATCGTGCGTGTTGGTCTCTATTGAGAGCCACGTATGGAACGCGACGGTGCAGGATCGTGAGATCAGCGAAGAGGTAACTTCAGCGAAGCGGGCAGACAAGGACGCGGGCAAGTTTGTTAAGAATCTTCTTGCCAAGAACATTGAACACAAGGCGGTGCTGAACTATCGCCAGACCATCTATAACTGGATGCAGCGATGCACGTACGACTGGGCGGGATCGCAACGCCTACTACCCGTGGCTAACCTGACTAGGTTCCATACCGAGTACCGCGACCACGTGCAGAAGTTTAACGATCTGGTGGATGACTTCTTGGACAAGTACCCGAGCATCGTGTCGAACATGGCGTTTGTGCAAGGCACTATGTTCAATCGCAGCGAGTATCCCGATGTATCTGAACTGCGACACAAATTCAGCATCGACCTGATTCAGAGCGAGGTGCCGACCGGTGACTTCCGATGCGCTATCTCGCAAGACTTGGCTGAAGATATGTCTAAGCATTACGAGCGTCAGGCCCGGCGGTTGGTCGAGGACATTCTGAGCAAGCAGACTAATCAATTAGTAGACATCATGAAGTCTATATCGCATTGCTGCGAGACCGAGACGGTGATCGACGACAAGGGCGAGGTGAAGATCCGTCGCAGAAAACTTTATGACTCGACGCTCGACAGAGCGCGGGAACTTTGTGAGACGTTCAAGAAATTTAATCTGACCGAAGACCCTCGACTGGAAGAGGCCCGCTCAGGACTTGAGCGGCTGCTTGACGGCGTGGAGATTGAGAAACTGCGGAACTCAGAGACGCAGCGCGTCGTCATCAAAGAAGGTATTGATGACATTCTCAGCAAGTTTGGGGTGTGAATATGAAAGTGGGTGACAGAGTAACTGTTAAACCGGGAGCGTTACATGATCATGTTGATCGTGTGGAGGGAGTAATCGCGGAACTAAATGGTGATGATGCGGTCATACGGTGGGAGACTGTGCGTCCCGATGGGATGAAAACGGTTGCCGTATGGCGAGGTAGCACTGAGGATTTGATCCCCGTCATGGGCGATGACTTCTTTGGTAACTGCAATAACTGTGTGGATTGGTAACGTATTAACTAATACTGTGAGGTAGCAACATGGCTATTCGAATCGAAGATCCTGTTTCGTTGGATGATGTGCCGAACCTAATCATGACGGTGGGTCATGAGATCACGGTGGTGCTGAAGGGCGAGCCGGGTATTGGCAAGTCGAGCGTACTGCGTGAACTTGAGGTGCGCTACGGCGATGCGTATGACTATATCTATGCAGACTGCCCGGTGATGGACTTGTCTGACATCGTGATGCGTATCCCGAACCACGACACCAAGGCGTTGGAATCCTACGTGTCGTCGCTGTTCAAACTTGATTCGCCCAAGCCCAAGATCATCATGCTCGACGAGTTTATGAAGACCAACAAACTTCTTCAGACTCTCTTCACCCGGCTGATGTTGGAGAGAACCATTGGCGATAGAGCATTGCCTGCTGGCTCGATAGTGTTTGCAACGTCTAATCATTCCTCTGATGGTGTTGGCGATGCGATGCTCGCTCACGCTGGCAATCGTGTGATGGTCGTCAATGTGGATAAACCACGACACGTGAAGTGGAATCTCTGGGCATCGAACAGAGGTATCTCTCGCAGCATCCGTGCATGGGTGGCGATGAACCCGAAGTGCCTTGCGTCATACCTTGATGGTGGGCAGGACGACAACGAGTTTATTTTCAATCCGTCGCGTCGTGGAGTGTTGTCATTCGTGACACCCCGATCCCTTGCCAAGGTTGATGTCGTAGTGAAGAACTATGAGAAGTTGGGTCGAGCGGTGACGAAGGCGGCTCTTGCCGGTACGTGTGGCAGCGCATTCGCTAATTCGTTTGAGGCATTCCTGACTCTTGAGAAGGAGTTGGTATCGGTGAAGACCATCCTCAACGATCCTGAGAATGTGCAGATGCCCGAGAAGGCAGCGGCGTTGTTTCTGACGATGTTCAATGCCGTGGACACTATCGAAACGCAGGACGATCTGTCTGCGTTCATGACGTTCGTGAATCGTATCCGCTCCGATGAAGTCCAAGAATGTTTCTTTACGATGGCATTGCAGGGTCGTATCAGCAAACTCGCCAGTCGTAACGAACAGATCAAGGCGTGGGGCATGAAGAACTTGGAACTTATGATGCCGTGAGGGGTCTATGGAAGTGGTAGTAATGCGTAAAGAGAACTATGGGAACGTGAGGTTTTATCCTGAGAACAGGGAAGCGAAGATTCTTGCAGCACTCATGCGTAAGAAAACCTTTGACTATTCCGAGTTGCAGATGACCCGCGAGATGGGCGTGAACATCACAGTTAAATATCCAGAGGTAAAGTTATGAGCGCAGTACCGAAGCAAGTTGATATAGAGATACGTCTGAAGAAGGCGCACATCAAACTGATCAAGCATCCCGAGACTTGTCTCTACGGTGGTGTGATCCTGATGGGTGAGTCGAGCATCGTGGATGATCCGCGTAAATGCCCGACTGCGTACACCGATGGCTACAACAAGCGATACGGTCGTGCGTTCATGGAGAAACTCTCTGACGAAGAGATCGCAGGTCTGGTGCTACACGAGAACTTGCACGTGTTGCTGAAGCATATTCCCCGTCACCGTGATCTGATGAAGGAGAACGGGCGGCTCGCCAACATTGCGATGGACTACGTGGTGAATGACATCATCATTGAGATCAACAAGTCGCACCCGAAACTTGCGTCCCTACCTGATAATTGTTTCTACGACCCGATGTTTCACGGGTGGTCTGTGCGTCGTGTGTACGAGTATTTGAAGAAGGAATGCGAAAGCGGCAAGGGTGGCGGTCGCCCACAAGAATCATTCGATGAGCATGACGATCAGCCGTACGAGGGCATGACCGAGGAGCAGCAGGGTCAGGCCAAGCGCGATGTGGATGATGCCATCCACCAAGGCGGCATTCTGGCCGGTAAGTTTGGCGCGAAGATCCCCCGCGTCATCAAAGAACTCATGGCACCACAGGTTGACTGGCGCGAGGTGCTGCAAGAATTCTGGGTATCAGCGGTGCGTGGTTCAGATGAACTCACGTGGCGTAGGTTCAACAAGCATCGACTGGCTGATGATTACTACTTGCCATCGTCAATCAACGAGACGGTGGGTGAAGTGATCCTCGCTATCGATACGTCAGGGTCTATCAGTAATGATGACATTGGCAAGGTTGCGACTCACATTCGGGAACTGTGTGAGAGCGTTACACCCGAGCGTATCCGTGTGCTGTGGTGGGACACGAAGGTGCATGGCGAGCAGGTGTTTGAGGGTAATTACGAGAACATCACAAGTCTGCTCAAGCCGATGGGCGGAGGCGGCACGCGGGTTAGCAGCGTCAGTGATTACATTCTCAACAAGAACCTGACTGCTGACTGCGTAATTGTCTTCACCGATGGGTACTTGGAGGACGATATCAAATGGCGAGTGGACATCCCGGCGTTGTGGTTGATCACGCAGGGCGGGTTGCGTTCGTTCGTGCCACCGAGAGGCGGCAAGATTCAGATCAACGATTAGCGTATTAACTAATACGGAGATGTGAGATGAGCAGATCAATGAGAGTGACGGTGGTGTTGGAGTTTAACAACGTGGAAAGCACCGAAAGTGAAATAGCCGACATCATCATCCAGAACATCACGGCAAGCACGGACGAAATGCGCGAGGTATTCAACGCTGATGCCGTGTGGTTGGACGATGCAGAGATTCACATTGAGTACGGCAAGAGGGACGCAGCCCGCGCCCCTGTTGATTTGGGGTAGGAGAACGTGAACAAGTACAAACTAGATAAACTTCCACCACGCACGAAACTCTACGGTTGGGATTACAACAAGGCCAAGGAGTTTCGTATGACCGGGAACGAGTGGATGCAGTACGCAAAGGTAGATGCGTTTAAGTTTGAGCGAGGCAACGACGGTGCGTACTCTGGTAACGGCATCGAAGTATGGCTCGATGGTAAAGATATCAATCAACGATAGGAGTTACGAAAGTGGGTAAGGCTAAGATCAAATTCAATACCGATGATCTCTTCCTTGAGGGGCAGCATTCATTCATGGAGAAGCAGAACTTTATTCGCTCTCCGCTGTTTCCCATCGTGGCAACCATGTACAACACGACCGAGAGAAAGATCCGTGTCGGTCACATCGTCAGCAGCCAGATCTCTACGAGTGCAGATCCGAAAGAAACTGTCATGTCTGCGCTACTCACCACACCGGAAGGCTTCGTCGTGGGCAAGATCAGGTGCAATCGTGGCACGTTTGATTACTCAGCGACAAGCGATGGTGTGTCTGCGCCGTCGAGTAATATCTTAATTAGCAGTACAAGCGCAAATTATCTCCGGGTTAAACTGTCCAAGAACTCCGATCACGTAGCAGCATCATGGCTGAGGCGTGGGGCGACTGATGCGATCTGCTGTATATCTAACGTCATACGTTCTATCACGGATACGGCGGTGGATAGGGCGTACGGTCGTAGTGTGTCGAACCGTCCGATGGTTGAGTACGACGCTGATATCATTACATTCTTATCCAACGTGGTGATGGGCAAGGCCACCATGCTTCAGATGCCCGCTGAGATGCGTCAGATTTTTGAGAGTAAATATCGTGATTACATGCTGAACAACAACAAGTTTGAGGAGGCTATTGAAAAGGCCAAGAGTTTCTTTGACCAAGGCAAGTGGGTGTTGATCCGTGAGGTCAACAATGGGGTGATACTGGGCGCGATCATCCCCGATGGTGCGGTTGCAGGGTTGGACATCTACAAGATTGGCGATTCCCTACCGCATGGAGAGTGCCATGACTTTGCACGGTTCTCAGTGATGCCGAAGTGGTACTCATGCTATGACGCCATCCCTGAAGAGTACCGTCGTGAATTAGATTATGCCCTGATGATGCTGAAGGTACACCGGAACGCAGACTCCCTGACTCCGAACGACGAGCGGGGTATCTGGATGGATGTGGGCGCGGCGAACTGGGGGAAAGTAATGATCTTGCCGAGGTGAGTTATGTATTACGATCCACTACCTTTTCACGATGGCAACAAGCGGGTGTACGCCGAACTTGTTGACGATAGTCTGCATATCCACGTGGGCGACTGCATGATCAGGATGCTGCCCCTGAGTGAGTTGCCCGATCATATAAGAACTAAATTAGCCATGATTCACGCATGGAATTGGCAGAAGAATGATGGGCAGTACATAGGAGCATGGAGTCCGATGTTTGATTTCCCGTTTTTACCCGAGTATCCAGAAGCATCTAAAGATATCGGTTGGCGGTTTTCCGTCTG